TATAATTTAAAATCACAAGACTTTAGTGAAGAGGAGGCATATTAATGCATAGACATATTGTTATAGGTCCCCCAGGTACAGGTAAAACAACTTTTTTAAAAAACAAGGTAAATGAGTTAGTAAAAAATAATATTTGTTTACCGTCCGAGATTGGGTATTTTAGTTTTACTGTTAAAGCTGCAGAAGAAATTAGAGATCGTGTTGCGAAAGGAAGTGACATGAGTAAAGATGAATTGAAAAAAGAGTATCCGTATTTTTGTACATTACATTCTCTTGCTTATAAACGATTACAGCTTCAACAATCACAGATCATGGACGAACATGACTATAATGACCTCTCACGGCTCACGGGACATGAGTATGTTAATAAAATGAAAAAAGGAAATGGCGTTGACATTTCTATGCCGACAGCGAAAAGTGAATACCAGGACTTAATTAATTTAGCTTACGCAAAATTTCCTGATGATGAAGATCGTTTAGCAAAAGTTTTTCGTGACACCACACTCAACAACTACGGCGCACGGAACTTAATAGAACAAATGGATTTAGATTTACATAAATTTAAAACAGATAGAAGTAAATATGAGTATGTGGATTATTTTACACAATTTTTAAAAAGAAAAAATCCACCTAAACTAAAATATTTATTTATTGATGAAGCTCAAGATTTGTCTGTGCATCAATGGAGAGTGGTAGATATGATTCAGAAAATTTCACAACCTATTGAAACTTATGTAGCTGGTGATGATGACCAAGCAATTTTTCGTTGGGCAGGTGCGGACATAGAACACTTTATAGCCATGGCTAACAATGATACTAATACTATTATTCCTTTAACTCAGTCTTATCGAATTCCAGTTAGTGTGCACACACTTGCCACAAAATTAGCACAGTCAATTTCAACTAGAATTAATAAAGAATATAAACCTCGTGATGAGGAGGGAACAAGAAAAGTCTTAAATATCAGACCTTTAAACAAAGGAATTAAAGAAGGTGAGTGGTTAATTTTATGTAGAACTCATGAAATTGTAAAACAAGTTTGTGAATCTTTAGAGATGTATGGGTGGTTATATAAACGTTATGGTCATTCAGTAATTAATTTTAAATACATTGAAGCTATAAGAGCTTGGACTAAATTACAAAATGGAAAAAGTATTTCTGGAGACTATTGTCATACTTTATATGAGTATATGGATAGCACTAGAATAAAAAGAAATTATGGAACTTTTAAAGGTGACTCAGAAGAAATATATAATTTAGATATGCTAATTAATAATTTTGGGTTAAGAGATACAATAAAGTTATCACAAACAAAAGAAGTAAGCGTGAAAGAGATAGCCTGGTATGATATGATCAATGCAAAAGGTTTTAGAAACAGAATTAATTATTTACGTTCTATCATGCGCTCAGGAAATAAATTAGATGATACACCACGCATCGAAGTTTCTACAATACATGCAAGTAAAGGTGGGGAAAGACAAAAGGTAATGTTAATTACTGATTTATCTTTTGGTCCTTACAAATCTTCTACTGAAAATCAACAAGGCAGAGATGACGAAGCAAGAGTTTTTTATGTAGGAGCCACTAGAGCTAAAGAAGAATTACATATTGTTCATCGCACGGAAGGACAGTTTGAATATGAACCTATATTTTTTCATGAAAGGAATTGTGCATGATTTGCCAAGACATTTTAAAAGAAGCCAAAGAACTTGTTGCTGGTGATCGGCAAGAAGATTACGGAGATAAATTAAAGAACCATGAAAATATTGCTAAGTTATGGAGTGCATATCTTGATAAAAAAATAACACCTCATGATGTTGCGATATGTATGAGTCTTGTTAAAATAGCACGATTAAAACATGCGCATAAAAGAGATAGCTATGTTGATTTAGCTGCCTATGCCGCAATTGCAGGAGAGATAGATGAAAAATCAACCTAATTGGTTTCCTAAAGTACATCGTATGCCCAGTGAATGGGTACAGCCTGATACCTTCCCTGATCTATCTGGTTATGACGAGATAGCAATTGATTTAGAAACACGGGATCCTGGCATTAAAGATACAGGGCCTGGTTATATTCGTAAGAACGGCGAAGTAGTCGGTATTGCTGTTGCGGTAGACGGGTGGCAAGGATACTATCCCATCGCCCACGAAACACCGCCCAACATGGACAAAGAATTAGTTACCAGGTGGCTTAAAAAACAATGTTCTTATGAAAATATTAATTATATTTTTCATAATGCTTTTTACGATGTGGGTTGGTTAAAGACGATGGATATTGACATCAAAGGCAAAATAATAGACACTCTAATTGCTGCTCCTTTAGTAGACGAGAATAGGTTTCGATTTGATCTAAACTCATTAGGAAGGGATTATTTAAAAGAGTCAAAGTCGGAAACCCAGCTCTACGAGGCAGCAAAAATGTGGGGACTAGATCCTAAAGGTGAAATGTGGAAGCTTCCCGCCTCACATGTAGGAGAATATGCTGAACAAGATGCAGCACTTACGCTACGCTTGTGGCATCATTTACAACGAGAAATTTCATCACAAAATCTCGTTAATATTTTTCAATTAGAAACAGACTTATTTCCTGTTTTATTTGAAATGAAACAAAAAGGTGTTCGAGTTAATTTAGAAAAAGCGGAGAAGATTAAAAATGATTTACAAATTAAAGAGAATAAAATTTTACGTTCAATTAAAAAGCTCACAGGTAGAGATGTGGAAGTGTGGGCTGCAGCATCGGTGGCGAAAGCATTTGAATCACTCAAAATTTCTTATGATCGTACACCAACAGGTCAACCAAAATTTGATAAAAACTTTTTGGCAAGTCATGATTCTCCTTTGGCGCAGATGGTTGTGGAAGCCCGTGAAATTAATAAAGCGAGAACCACATTTATTGACAGTATCCTCAAGCACTCGCACAGAGGCAGGATTCACGCTGAAATCCACCAAATGAGATCAGACCAGGGCGGAACAGTCACTGGTCGTTTTAGTTATTCAAATCCAAACTTACAACAGATTCCTGCTAGGCACGGCATTCTAGGTCCTTTAATCAGATCTATATTTATTCCTGAAAAGAATTGTCAGTGGGGTATTTTTGATTACTCGCAACAAGAACCACGGCTCGTCGTTCACTATGCTAGTATGAAAAGTTATCAAGGATCAAATCAATTTGTAGATGCTTACCAGGAAGATGATACAACAGACTTCCATCAATTGGTTGCAGACATGGCTGACATTCCTCGTAAACAAGCTAAGACAATTAACTTAGGTTTATTTTACGGTATGGGTAAAGGTAAATTAATGTCACAGCTCGGTGTAAGTTTAGAAGATGCTACAGAATTATTAACCAGTTATCACGAACGTGTACCTTTTGTTAAACAATTGATGAGTGACACAATGAACAAAGCAGGTAAAAAAGGTTATTTGTTTACTTTGGAAGGAAGACGTTGCCGTTTTGATTTATGGGAACCATCAAACGAGTGGGGCTCTAAAGCTTTACCACTTGCCGAAGCACAAAGAGAATATGGTGAAAGTATGATTAAACGTGCCTGGACATACAAAGCATTAAATAGATTAATTCAAGGATCTGCTGCAGATCAAACAAAAAAAGCAATGCTTGAATTATATAAAGAAGGATACTTAGCACATATACAAGTACATGATGAACTTGATTTTTCTATTGCAAGCGACAAAGATAAGAATAGAATAAAAGACATTATGGAAAATTGTGTTGAGTTAGAAGTACCAAGTAAAGTAGATGTCGAACTCGGCGAAAGCTGGGGCGACGCAGGTGATTAAAGTTTGGTTATTAATTATGTTTTTATCTATGCCTAATCAACCATCGGTTAAGTATAATGCTGCTGTTTATTCTACTGAGAATCAATGTATGGTAGCTCGTGATAATTATATAAGGATATATGAAAGTAAACCTGAATCTTATAAACGAGGATTGGTAACAGAAGCTTTCTGTCTTCCTTTTAATGCTTTCCCTATTCCAGGTTTAAATCAAACAGGTGCTTAAACTACTTCTTATTTGTGCCACAATTATAATTTGTGTTGCAATCTGGCGTTATTACTCCCCGTATCAAACTTTTATTAGAGAATGTGTCTACAATGAGGCAATGGAATGGGAGTTGAGCAAGGAATACTGTACTTGGATGTATAAAGAGTTATCCGAAGAAAATTCGTGGTTAAAAGAATTTCTTAGTTGACACTCCCACTTAATTAGATTAAAGGCTTATTTAAATGAGAATGGTGCAACATTCTCCGAGTATGGCCGAACAACTGTAACAAGGTAGTAAAGCACGGTCTTCACAAGG